GCAACTTTATGTTGTCATATTTGCTGTTCGCCGTTTTCACGGTGGTAGACGCCGTGGGTCGCTTTTGCAGGTGGCCTGCGGGTGTGTATCGACACTACGCTTGGGCGTTGTACCTTCATTTGTACCACCCCGCGCAGCGGGTGTTGAAGTACACAGAGTACAGTCGATCCATCGTGTGGCCCGTGCAACTGTCTGCCTTCCACCCCGCTTGCGTTTACGACGCTTTGGGCTTGGGCAGTACCGGTCTTGCCCGTCATTTGGCACATGCGCAGGCAGCAAAGCCCTATTACGAGTGTACGTCCTATTGGACTACGCACGTTCTTGTCCTCCTAGCTCTCTTTCTTGTATCGGTGTACGCCGTGGCGAAGATCGTAGGCAAGTTGAGGACACTCGTTCGCTCCGGTGTAGACTACTATTGGTCGACCGTGGTCACGAATTGGTTCAAGGTTTTGGACTACGCCGTCGACCGCTTTAGGAAAGCGTTTGCGAACCTCCCCATGGATGAGGCCTTCGAGCCTGAAAACCATTCCCACCCCAAACAGGCTGCAGATCGCGCTCGGGTGGTCAAGTTCGTGGAAGCGTTTTGCGCCAGCCTGGGGAGGGTGGCGTATTACGTGCAAAAATCCGGGAGCGACATTCGACGCGGCTTTGAGGGCTGCTCGACTGTCGTCTGGGCGAAGGACGTGCGGCGTGAAGCTGAGGCGTTCGCTCCGTCCGATCATCACCTTCTAGTCTTTGTGGACGTGGTCGATTATCTGGACGTGGAAGCATTGCTCATCCACGGTCTGCCGGCACTCGTGTACGGCGTTGCCCCGTCGGTCGCCGCTCGCTGCGAAGGTGAGTACAGCTACTGTTGGGACGAGGAGGGTTATCTCCTGTACCAGGTTTCCGGTTCCGCTTCGTACAAACAGCGGCTGTGGAAGCTTGAAGGCGACACGTGCACCGTGACGCAGAGAAGTGCGGACATGTTGACCGTGAAGAAAGTCATTTTCTTCATGGATAGACGCAGCACTTCTGAGGACCACAAGCTGACTTTGTTCACGCCTGTGGCGAGTTACGTCTTCCCTTTGTTTGACCTTAACCCCTGGATCAACAATCCGCTGAGACGTTTTGACCCCGTGATGACCTTTACCACGGAAGCCGGCGTTGTTAGCAGTTACGCCGTGTTCGATGTGCAGACGTCGAGTGAGCGCCTGACGACCATTAGCCGCTGCGGGGGTTATTTGAGCGCCACTGTGCCCGCAGACGTGCACGCCGCTTTGTCGGCCACCTCGAGGCTCGGGAAGAACGACTTGCAGGCTGCGACCGCTGCCGCCTTGAGCAAATTGGATTCTAAGCAGTGTGCTTTGCTTGCCGAGTATCATCGTCATGAGAACCCTCTCGTTGCGGAGCAGGTGTTCGTTCTCGAGGAGTGCGTTGTGAATTACCAGGCCAAGGCCGGTTTTGTTGCCGAGCCAGTTGCGCACGTGGTGCCTTTTTGTCAGCCTTTTGACCCTTCGAATTTCGTGCCCTGGCTGACAGACGCTTCGGCTGCGCTTGCTGTCGCCAAACGTATACAGAAGAATCAGGCTGCCGTGCCTACAGTGCCGCACAAGGTCAAGCTGGCTTGTGCGGATTTCGCCGGCCGCATCATCGCAGCTGTGGGCCGTGGAAGTTTGCACCCCGTGTCTTGGGACGAGTTGTGGGAGAGGCAATCGCGTGCCACCCAGCGACACATTTTGGAAGACGGGGCCTCCGTGTCGGGCTTGCATCGCCAGCCCATCAAAGCTATGGACAAGGCAGAAGGCTATCAGAAAGTCAACCCTTTTCGCATCATCAGCCCGACGTCCCCTGCACATAAGGTGAAGTGGTCGCCTTTCATGATTGCTTTTCAGCAGGCCATGTCCGCGAAGTTCGGCGACACTTGGTACATGCCTGGGCGCACCCCTGTTGAAATCGGAGAGAGGCTGGCGGCTTTTTGTTCCGCGCGCGAGAAAGTGTCGTGCGAGGATGGCGAGACCTGGGACACTACTTATGGCATATGGGTGCGCGCTTGGTTTTTGAGTCTTCTCTTGGCGCTGTTTGCCGTGGAACACCACGATGAAATCGTCGAATCGTACGAACATTGTTTCGCCAATGCCGCTTGGATCATGAACGTGCTGTATGAGCAGCTTGCCGGCATTGGCAGCGGTTTTCCTGAGACGACTGGGGCCAACACGGTTCTCAACGCCCTGAAGACTTTCGTGCGTCATTGGCTCGACGGTTACGGTCCCGATGTTTGTTGGGAGAAACTCGGCCTGTACTTGGGCGACGACGCTGTCTCGGACTACGGGACCGAGGAGCGCATCGCGGAGGTCGGTGCCATTTTTGGCCTGAAACTAACCACGGAGAATTATTCGCGGGGTGAAGCCGGCGTCAATTTCGCCGGCCGCATCGCGGGTCCCAACGTTTGGTTCGGCGACGCTTCGACGCAGGCCGACCCTCGTCGTATCCTGGCCAAGTTTCATTTGCGTGTGAGAGATGGTTTCACCGACTTGGAGAAGGTGTGCCAGCGGCTCAGCGGATGGCTTCAGTGCGACTCCAACACTTATCCTTTGGGCCCCATTGCCCGTGCCTTCTTTGAGGGCGCGCAGAGGCAGGGCCTTCTTTTGCCCCCTTGCGGGCCCGAGGCGAGCGCTTGGTGGGCTCAGTACGAGAGCCAAGTCCAGTTCCCGAACGACGTGGCTTCCTGGTCCGCCGCTTGGCTCGTCTCCAAGTTTCCGTCATTCAAGCCAGACGTTTGCGAAGCTTTTATCGCTCGTCTTCGCGTGTCGCCGCTGGACATCCTGAGAGCCCCCTTGTTCTTTGGTGTGGAGCAAGTGGCCGTTCCCGAAAACATGGTCGTCAGCGTGCCTTTTACCAAAGACGCAGCTCCCGTGGCTGAGTACGTGCCCTCCGCGGGCAGTTCAGAGGACAGAGAGTCGCTTGCGCGGGCGGTCTTGGCCGCTGGCACTTCCGTCGAGGCGGTCGTGCCCGACGTAGCCGGCGTGAGTTTGCCGTGTTCGTCGTGCAAGAAAGAGACGTCCCCGCTCGCGTTGAGCAAGAATCAGAAGAAGAAATACGACGCTAAGGAGAAGTTCAAGTGTCGTCCGTGCGCCGAGAAGGCCGCGAAGGCGTATGAGGAGAAATCCTCGTCGCACTCTGAGGGCTGATTCCCTCGGGGTTTTCTGTACCCATGGGTCACCTGTACCCTTACGCAAAACCAGGCGGCAACACGCGTTAGTGTTGTCAGTGAGCTCTCACGTAAACGAGCACCCCGCGAGCAGTTTTAACCGCGGGCTGGGCGTTTGCGGCGCCCACTCGAATTTTATTCGAGATATATTGTCGCATGCCCAATCCTCAAACCAAGAAGAAAAATGGGTCTAGGAACCGCAGCCGCCGTGACACAAGTCAATCAGCCCAAGCCCTCGCCCACTTTCTGTCCATTATGCCGAGCCAAAATCTGGGGAGCACCACCGCCCTCAGCCCAGTGCGAAGCGCCCCAAAGCGGCTTAGAAAGCTCAAACCTTCGGCGCGAAAGCCCGTCAGATCCGGCCAAGTCGCGCGGTCTCCGCCTATTGTTCCTTTGCCGCCGTCCGTGAGGTTTTTCCTCGACAACTGGCACCCGTTTACCCAAGCCGTGCCTTTGCCTTTCCACACCACGAATGTGGAACAGACCATCGCAGCCAGAGGCTTGCGATACACTTTCGAGAAGGAGATTACTTGTCCCGCCAACAGCACCACCTGGATCCTCATCGGGTCCGGGGATTTCAACGCCGTTGACGAGACCGCGCAACACACCGGTTCTTTTGTGCAGAATGGCGTCGCCTACTGCTTCGGACCCGTCCAGTATGTCGCCCCCGCCACCCCTTCCAATTCGTGCATCGGCTTCATGTATCAGCGCCTCGGCAGCGTCGGCTACCCCGTGTCGTCCAACGTCGCCGGCAACAACACTGCCAACGATCTTTTGTCGGTTTTCTCGGACTCCAATCAACAGTGGCCCATTCCGTCCGCCAACCCTACCGACGCCGTCAGGTGGTGCCCTTTGTCTTATGGCATTGACATTCGTCGCACCAACGCTGCGATGAATTCGGGCGGTGACTGGTTTAGCATGACCCCCGCCAATGCCACTCTCACTTCCAACCAGCAGTTGCTGCGGACCAACTTGAACGCTTACCCGTCTTTCAAGAAGCACGGCTCTGAGCACGTTAACGTTCAGGTGATGGCCCGCCCTCATGACATGGCTTTCCAGCACGCGGTCGCAGCGAGCATTGCACTGACCAACCCTGCCATCGTCTTGAACTTCGAGAACGGTACGTCCAATGCTTTGTCATTTGACATGACCGTATCTGCCAAGTATGCCGTTGCCGGCTCGTTGTCTGAGAAGCTCTTGTCCACTACAGATGCTTCCCCCGCCCACGCACATCTTTTGGCTGCCACCGCCAGCGCCGTTTCAGCCGGCGTCGCCCCTGGCCATGCCTCCACTTCGGTCGCAGAAGCCGTTCACGCTGCCGTCTCCACTGGCAAGTCGGCGATGCAGGCTGCCGCGAACGTCGGCGCCAAGTTCAAGGCTGCCGGCGAGTGGCTCAAGCCCCTTGCCGGCGCGGCGGCCGGTTTTTCCATGTCCGCTTGACACACCGGCTGCCTTTATCAACCTCTGTATGGTTGTTTTCAGATGAGGCTTCTGACCTCCGGACCCTGTCCGTCAACAAAAATATATCACGACGAGTGGAATTCTCTCGCGTTGCTTAAAGTTGTGCCGTGAACAACTCGCCCCGGGGGCGTAGTCCCGGCCCGTGCACGAGGTACCACACGGGTAGGCGGCTTGTGCCGTCAGTTACACCTCTTTGAACTGCTGCCTTCCTTGCGGTTGGCGGTTCTAAACCCTTGGTGGGTTATCCGCATCACACGCGGTTTTTCTACCCAGTTCGAATCTGGAGTTCCCGATTAAGTTCGGGGGTGAACTTTATCACCACC